TTGAAAGGTTCTGCAAAGATTCCGTTTTTAAATCTATCCAATTGTGTTGTTGCACTAGGAATATTCATATCCTTAGCAGCTTTTTCAAGAGTCGTAAGAACAGTATAATATTCTAATCTGTTTATTCTATTCTCAAGAACACCAATATCACGCATTGTATATCGACGATTAGATGTCAATGTGATTTGGGTTGCTAGATCACGTCTTCCTGAAGTTTCTGCTTCTCTCATAGTCAATGAAGGAAACGGCGGAACTACTGCTTCTGCAACGATAGTAGCATCAGAATTGTTTATTGGCGTTTTAGGATTTATTTCTGGAACACTTGAAGAATATGTTAATGCTCCTGTTGGTCCTAATAATACAAGATCTCTACGACCAAGATAATATTCGTATGCTGCAGTGAAATTAGAATCTGCTTCTGCATGATATTGACCGTCTGCGCTTATTGCCCAAGTATTTGCGTTAGCGTATCCTGGGTTAATAGTAATTAGTGTATTTGCAGGATCTGTATTAGCAACAGAATTAGCAGTGAGAGCTTTAGTTGGTCTAAAATCAATACAATTTCTTAAATCATATACACGACCGGCCGCTTTTGATTTAAATAAAGGAATATCTGCAATTGCAATTTTTGTGCTGTTAGCTGTAATTCCATCAGCAACAATAGGATATGATTCTACTGTATAGAATCCTGCGCCGCCTGAGCGATCTGCAACAAGATGATTTAAATCTACAAGGATTTTTGTAGAGCTAGTTATATTTGTTGCATACGCAGGTTTAATTGATATTGTTGCAACATCATAGCTATCATCTCTTTGTCCGTTGTCAAAATTAAACCAATCAGATCTATTTGTTGATGTGTTTGCATAGGATGTTCCAACCCAAATATTATTTATTTTAGTAACATCTGGGATACCCAATGACCAAGGACCAGCAATATTTACAGAATTAGCAATGCCATTATTAGAGCAATCAATTTTTACAAGACGATTAGAACTTAAAGTTTTTGAAGCATGGACTGCTAAAGTTCTGCTAACAGGATATTGAACATACGCTGTATTAGCTACACCCGCATCAAAAATTATCCCATGTGTTATCGTAAATGTATTTGCTGCTTGGTTGATTGAAAGTGCACTATCTGAAGTAAGTCCTAAAACAGTTCCATCAGGAAAATATTTTTGAAATGTATTTGCAACTGAGTTAACAGTTGCAGCAGGTGTAACATACATTAAAGTAGGTGACAAGATTCCGCCGATGGTATATATGTGCGGTGTAGAATCTGTTCCGCTAGATACACGTATCATTTCACCAACTTTATATGAAGAATCAAATGTAGTTGATGATCCTGTAACATATGTTGCAGTGCTATTAGATGCTGTAGAATTTACAGTTGAGTAAAGACTCACAGTTCCTGTACTATTTGAAGAAAATGCATTTGCACTAAGTACAACTACGTAATCATTTATTTTTGTACTAGATAGCTGTTCGGTGCCACCTGCTGCTCCTGTTCCTACTGAAAATGTCATAGAAGTGTTAGCAAGAGGTGCTGATACTGTTTTTCTAACATAGTAATTTGTTATTCTAGAAGAATTATTAGGTGATAGTGTCTTTACCGCATTATATCCTACATCAAATACTAATGGTGTATATGTAGAATCATAAATTACTGCTTTGCTAGCTTCAAGAACAAGATCTGCCTTAAATTTTGTATAGCCACCAGTTCCTGCGCTATACATACTCTTTACGTCATCTTTAAAGCTTTTATTTACATTCATACGGATATTAAAGATATAGACATAGTATTGAGCGTTACCCGTTCCTTTGACTCCGCTATATGGCAAAACAGATTTTATGTTTGCATATCCGACAATATTTCCAGAAAGAGCACCAGAAATCCCTTCACGATCTGAAATAGAAGCTTGCGCTGTATCGTATAATGCAACTTCACCCAATTTATCAAAATTCATAGCACCCAATACTTCTTTACAGTATACATAGTTGCCATAGTTAGCAGAAATTACTTTAGTTGCATCTATATCAGTAGTTGTTGCTCTTAGTGCATTTAATACTCTTGTTCCAATTGTTTCTACACGATGACCTTTAACGTATGAAATGCCAGTAGACATTTTATAAAGAAAAAGAGAAGAATTTGAATAATGAGGAGCAGTTTCTATTGCATGAGGAAAAACTGTATAATCACCAGACTCTTCATATTTTTCTTGAGCTATCCTATCACCTAATGATGCATATTGTGGATCTACTCTAGAAATAACAGGAGTGTTTTGATCAAATTCTAAAACGGGGAAAAAGTTTTTATAGGTAGTATCATCTTTAGATTTTACAACTAAAGTAGGAGTCAATTTCAATCTATGTGCACCGGGTGCATTATAGTTAGAAGATCCATTTGAATTATCATTCAATGAACTATCTTGATATTCAGTGATAATTTCTTCTTTAGTATCAAACCCAACTGCTGCATTATTAGCATCTGAAAGATATTTGTTTACTACCACTACTTGAGTATCAACTAGTTGCATAAATCCTTTTTGATATACCTGACCATCAGATACTTGTACTAAATATCCTTGACCGGCAGCTGTTGCTGCAGCATTTGCAACTGTATTTGGTGTAAGTACTGCTATATCTCCAATTTTATTAGTAGGATCTAAAGCAGCGCTAACACTTTGATTTGCATTATATACGTATAAAGTATCACCTGTAGAAAATGTCTTAACATCATTTCCGCTAAGATCTTTACCTGTATATGCATATCTAACATAAATCACATTGGTATCAGGATAGTTATTTTCATATCCAGTTACTGCAGTATATATAATTGCTCTAGTAGCATAGGTACTGTTTGTATTATTAGTTAATAGATAAGTATTCTTTAAATCGCTTACAGCAGTAATATAATCTACAGTTGAGTTGCCAAATGCATCTGCAACCCTAATAAAATCACAATTTGCAAGAGGTGTAATTACGCAACCTGTAACAACAGAACCATCTTTAAAAACATGATCTGCAAACCTAGTAACTTGTAGTTGCAGTATTGTTTGAAGTTGTGTTAACTCTCTCGCCTGAACAGACGTAGAAGGTCTAAAAAGAATACGATAATATTTTTTGTCCTCGTCAAAGTCATCAAAATATTTTGATCGAAGAGTAGTTATAGTAGCATTACTTAAAGACGCCATTGTTATTCCTTAGAGAGTTAATATTAAATATGCCTGTTCAAAATCTATAGTTGATCTTGTTATTGGTTCTATATTATCTATATAGAGAACTGTACTTGTAAACGGTTGTATATCAGGATTATTTATACTCGTAATAGTAGCACTAGCTGAAGAATCTAATCCATTAATTGTTTCAACGATAGATCCGTTAGTAGTATATGCAAAAGTTCCTGATAAAGCTGACACTTCAATTACAGTGCTATTAGCATATACAACTGTAGCAAATGCACTAGAAAGAGCTCCTTGCACTTTTTCATTTGTTTGAAATGTTCCGCCTGTGCCACTTATATTTAATGTTGTAAGCGCATTAAATGTATTTGCTGCATATACTCTAGTTGTATAGAGATAATGTGTTTCTGTTGTTTCTGCTGCAGTTAAATTTTTAGTAGTTCCTTCGTATGTATCAGATAATGTTATTTTTGTAGTATTTGAAGTTTTCACATAGTAAGTAGAATTGTTAGTAAAACCGCTCAATGATACAGTACAAGCTGTTGGGCGAACATATGTGATAAGATCACCAGGAAGAAAATGTGTATTAGCATTTGCAATTGATATGCTGTCTTCAGCACTTGAAATAGATGCTGTTGTAGTAAAACTAGCAAAAGTATTTGGTGCTGAAAATTTATAGGGATATGAAACTATACCGCCTTGTCTAAATGTAACATGTGTTTTTACTGTGCTATATTCTGTATTATTAAAGAGTGTAGAAACACCAACATGATAACAACCTAATTCTGTAGCAGCATCATACCCGTGTCCTCCACGTGGAGGAATGATTGCACGAAGCACTGCACCTGAGCCATATGAAGGATTTGTTATAACAGAAACATTAACATAGGAATAATTTGAACCAGAATTAAGAATATCTACTGTTTCAATAAAATAAGAACCAGAAGATGTATTAACAGTGCATATTGCTTTTGCGCCAGTTCCATCACCTATAATTTTTATTTGTGGGGCAATTCGAAATTCTGAAGTCAAATCTAATACAGGACTATTTAATACATCTGTTGTATAAACAAAATGCCCTAAACTATTAACAATATAATTGCTTATAGTAGTTAAAGATCCTTCGCCAGCACCTGTAGAAATATAAAATCCAGAATCATTATAGAAAAAATTATCAGGAGAAAGCGAATCTGCAGAATCTAATCTAAACAATGAATTGCTAATTACTTGTGCAACAGAACCTGTAATATATCCCAAGTATCCTGTTCCTGCCGTTTCAATGACAAGAACATCAATAGCACCGTTTGCTGCAGCTGCTGAAACTACAGTATTTGCATCTACGGGAATAAAAGCAGACGTTGAAAATTTTGTATTGTTTGCGGTTTCAATAGAATACATATATTTCCATATATATCCGTCTGCAGATTGAAATTTATTTGTAGAAATAGTCGTTGGTTCTTCAGTTGATTCTGCACCATTGTTATTATAAAGACATTTATAGACGTTTTCAGATCCATTAATTACATAGAATTCTTTAGAGTAAAGATCTGCATCTATATCATCATATTGAGCGTAAACAGTGCCAGATGTCCAAGAATGACGATCAATCAAATTTGTTACATCTGATGATTTAATTCTTTTACCAAGAATCATCTCACGATGAAAATTATTAATGTATTGTGTTGTATCTAATGCAGTATCAGGCTTATTCTCATCTGTCCATGGTGTGTGTTTTGATAGAGCAAAATAATAGATATTGCTGCTCAATTCTGCTTGAACTGCATTAGCAATTTTTCTAGAAAAATTTCTTGTAACAACTTTAGACATTATTAATTAACCTATTATGGGAATACTTGAGTTCCAGCAGCATTGTATACTTTAAGAGTAGTTGCTGTTGTCATTACATTAGATCCGTCTAGCGTAATTTGATTTGCAGTAATGACTGTATTATGTGTACCATTTCCAAAGATAGCCATTGTTGTAGTATTCATAAAAGCATTTACTGTTGAGTTACCTGCAAAGTGTGCTGCGGTACTCATATAAATGTTAGAACCAACAGCTGCTGCGGTTGTATTGATAGTCACAGATGTTGTTGTAATAGATGTTGCATTTATGGTGCTTGCAAGGAAGTAACCATTTGACATAGTAATATTTGCTTGTTGAACAGAATTTCCCCAAGTATGACTATTTGTCCATCCAAATGCATATAGTGTATTAGTTCCAACACCTGATGCATCACCCCAATACATTGCAGAACCATTTGATATTAGCAATTGATTAACAGTACCAAACCCACCATTAGCAACAAGTTTTGCTGTTCCGGTCATCACAATATTTGAACTATGTGTATATACACCAGAAATGGTTGCAGTTGATGTATTTTGCAGATATGCAGCCGCTGCAATACCGCCTAAATAAGATGCATTGTTTGCGGTAAGAACAGTACCAGAGAATGAAGTAGAATTGATAGTTGCATTTACTGTTGTGTTGCCAACTGTTATAACAGAGGTATTAGTCAATACACGAGATGTGCTGTTATTGCCAACAAAGATAGTCGAGTTGTTTGCAACATATAACCCATCGCCTGTCACATAAGATGGAGTAGATATCTGTGTGCTATGAGTTGCAGTTCCTGAGTTTGCTGTAAAATTCGTTGTTGTGAGTGATGCAGCATTTATTTGACCAACATGGAATGCACCTAGTGAGTTAGCAACAAAATTTGTTCCTTGAGAGATTACTGCACCATTAACAGTTCCTGTTGTCCATACACCGGTCGCATTAGCTAATACTGCTGATGCAATGTTTGCAGATGTAACAGCATACAAAGTTGTTGTATTGACTTGGTTAACAATGTTGATTGCAGCTGCATTAACAAGAGTAGCGTTAGCAGTGAATGTAGTTCCAACTGTAAATAATGCTGTATTAACGCTAGTTGATACGTTAGCAAATCCTGTTACTGTTGTGTTGCCCGTTGCAAGTGTTCCGCCATTAATTGTCACAGCACCTGAAGAGAAAATAGAATTTACTGTTGAATTTCCGATAAACAATGCTGAAGTATTTGATTGAACGTTTGCACCAATATTTGCTGAAGTAGATGCAAAGAATGTTGCAGTATTAACCTGTCCTGTAATGTTTATTGCAGCAGCATTAACTAGTGTTGCATTTGCTGTAAATGTAGAACCTACTGTATGTGATGCAGCATTAACAGTTCCTGTTGTCCATACACCAGTCGCATTTGCTTGAACTGCTGATGCAATATTTGCACTTGTTGCTGCATATAATGTTGCTGTATTTACTTGTCCTGTAATATTAATTGCAGCAGCATTTACTAGTGTTGCGTTAGCAGTGAATGTAGCAGATGCTTGAATTGTTAGAGCATTTACAACACCTGAATGGTATGCACCTGAATTGTTTGCAATGAAAGCACCATTGACATTTACAACAGCAGCAGTGATAGATGTATTAACTGTGCTATTACCAACAAAGAACGCAGAAGTTGTCATCTGAACGTTAGCACCCACATTTGCAGATGTTGTTGCGTAGAATGTTGCTGTATTTGTCTGTCCTGTAATATTGATTGCAGCAGCATTTACTAATGTTGCATTAGCAGTGAATGTTGTTCCTACAGTATGTGATGCAGCATTAACAGTTCCTGTATGATAAACACCCAATGTGTTTGCAACAAGTGTGCTACCGATAGTATGTGATGCAGCATTGACAAGACCTGTGTGGTATGCACCCAGTGAATTAGCAACAAAATTTGTTCCTTGTGAAATTACCGCACCATTGACAGTTCCTGTTGACCACAAACCCGTTGCATTTGCCTGAACTGCCGATGCTACGTTTACAGAAGTCGCTGCATAAAGAGTAGAGGTATTTACTTGATTTGAGATATTGATTGCTGCTGCGTTAACTAATGTTGCGTTAGCTGTAAATGTTGCAGACGCTTGAATTGTTAATGCATTTACTGTGCCTGTTGTATAGACACCCGTAGCATTTGCAACAACCGCAGATCCTACATTTGCGGAGGTTGTAGCGTATAATGTTGCAGTATTAGTTTGTCCAGTAATGTTGATTGCGGCTGCGTTAACTAATGTAGCATTTGCTGTAAATGTTGCAGACGCTTGAATTGTTGTGGCATTAACTATACCTGTATGATATGCACCTGAATTATTTGCAACAAAGGCGCCGTTTACTGTAACAACACCTGCTTGAATATTTGTGTTTACAGTGGAATTTCCAACATAAAAGTTTGTTAAGTTCATGTAGACATTAGCACCAACATACATTGCAGTTGAAGCATTTGATGTGCCTGTAATGGTCGCACCAGAAGTTCCTGTAATAAGACCTGATGCATTAATAGTATTTGCTTGAATTACCCAACGAGCAGTTGTATTACCTAAAGAAAATGTATTGCCAGTGTATGGTGTTAGATCACGATTGAATGCCCAAGTGTTTGCAGGATTGAGATAAAACATTTGAGCATTTGCAAAGTCAACAGTGATACCTGCGCCATTTGCAAGAGCATTAGATGTAGAACCTTTACCAACAGTGATATTTAAATCTGTAACATCTAAGTTTGCTGTATTAATGAATGTTGTTGTTCCTGATACTGTAAGATTTCCTGTAACAGTAACATTAGCAAAAGTCACATTACTCGTAGTAGTTACGTTCTGGTCCATACGATATGGCAAACGAACTTCTGGCAATGTTCCTGTATTAGCATTAGAAGAATCTGCAGCAAATTGCACAGTCTGAGCAAAGACAGCATTTAAATCTGCTGCTGTCAATATTTGCCCTGAATTAAAAGAATATGTTGAATTAGCTGGCATTTTATGTTAACCTTGAAATATTAAATAGAAATATTGCATTTCCTGATGCTGGTACTGATTGGACTAAATGTTGCCCGTCTTCTCTGCTAGTAGATGTTATATTTATAGGAGGCCCACCTTCGGTGGTTGAAAGTTGTAGAGAACTACTATTAGCACTAGTAACAAAGTATTTTCCGTTATTTGCTATACCACCAACTGCAGGAATGATTTGATATAAGTAATGTCCAGATTCTGAAGCGCCTGATGTTATATTTATAGCAGACCCATTAAGTGTTGTTGATAATTGCAATGCTGTTGAATTTCCAGAAATTACATAATATTTACTATTATATGTTAATCCTGAAACTGCGGTATTTCCAACACCAAAACGATATTGAACATAATCACCTGTTTGTAGTGAATTAGTATTGGATGTTATAATATAATTATTTGTAATTGAACTCGCATTAAATGATTCTACATTACCCGTATCTTGATAATAAAGAACATAATCACCATCTGATAGAGTATTTGTCCCGATAGTTGTAATATATTCAGTTGTACTATTTACTCCAGAATTTCCATTAAATGTAACTGATGCTGCCAATTCTGAACCAAGAATACGATAGATTGTTTGTGGATTAGAAATAATTGCTTGTTGTGTATCATCTGTTGCTTGAAGCAATGCACGACCAAACAATTCGTTACCAACAGGATGAAATACTTCTTTTAAAATTTTCTTATATCTAGCAAGAGCTTTTGATGATTTTATTTCATAAGAATATTCTTGATAATAATATGAATCTTGAATTTTTTTATTGCTAGATAAAAATCCGTTCTTATCTGCCCAGAAACCTTCTTGTGTTCCTACCCCACCAAGATTAATTGTAACATCTGATTTTTGATCTGTGTTAGCTTGTGTATCATTATATATTGTTATATCTTCTAATTTAGTATGATAACCCAAACCCGAATTAAGAACTCGAACAGTATCAACAAGACCTGTTCCTATAACAACATTTCCATAGATAGTAGCACTATCACCTTTAATTCCTATGCCGTCAGGAGTAGGTAATCCATAACGAGATATTACTGGATCTACTACTTTAATATCAATCCATCCATCATATCCTGCGCCAGGATTGATACCAGTTAGTTTATCAATTGTTCCAATTTGTGTTGTAATATAGACGATAGCTGAACTAATAATAGATGCACGATTTGTATTATTCATTGAAGAACCATAAGAATATGATCCTAAAGTATAGCTTGCGACATTTATTGCTGCAAGAGTATGACCATATTGAGTCAAACCTGCAGTGATATTAACTTGTGCTGTTGCATATGCTGTTGATAGCTTTAATCCAGTACTATTTGCTGAAGAAACATAATATACAGTACTATTTGTAAGGCCTGAGATTGCAGTATTACCTGCCTCAACAAGATATTTTACATGATCGCCGTTAGCAAACAAATTATTAGGAATACTAATAAAATCCGTTGTGCTATTTACAGATGAATTAGCATCAAATCTTATTACTGCATCTTTATAAAGATTATGCCCATTTGATGCTGCGCCAGATAATGCTGTTATGTTTATATTTGCGCCACCACGAGTTGTAGATAATTTTAATCCTATGCTATTTGCAGATACAACCCAATATGATGTATTGTTTGTTAATCCTGTTAATACACTATTACCTGTAGAAGTTGTATAGAGAACACGGTCATTATTGGCAAAAACATTGTTTGCAATAGAGATAAAATCAGAAGTACTATTAACGGTAATACTATTTGCATTGAATGTTTTTGTTACAGGATAATATGGTGCATAGTTAATAAGCGTTGGCGAATATGTAAAATTAGTTACATCCTTTAATGTTATACCTGTAAATGTTGCACCAGTACCTGTAGAATTAGATCCTTGTCCGATTGTAATAGTTGAATTCGTTGAATATCCATATCCACTTCTAACTATTTTAAATTCAATTGTAGCATTTTTTGAACCTGCATCTCTAGTATTAGAAACAATTGTTTTTAAACCTGATCCTGATCCGCTACCATCTGAAGGTAATAATATATCACCGATAACATTATTTTTAGTAGTCGCATTTATTGTTATTGATGTAGGTGAACCTAAAATTCTAGGTGCCGTAACAGCACCTAGTCCTTCATAAACGACTCTTTCATCTACTTGAAATTCTCCTTGGATATGGCTAATATAAAAAATATTAATGATTCTATTATCAACAAAGGATCTTTCAAATGATTCTACGAAAGCAGTTGCACCTGAAGTAACACCTGTAATTATTTTATTATTAAAATTATAATTATATGATGTGAAAGAAACTTCTAAGTATTTTTTCTCAACCCATTTTCCAGATGAAGGTTTGAGCATATCATATGATGGAATATAAATTTGAATTTCTTCATCATATAACAAACGAAACAAAAGTTTCAATCCTTCTAAAGATCCTTTTGATCTATATAAATCTAAGATATGCTTTTGCAAAAATCTTTTGTCACCTGCAATTTCTTTAGGAATTCCTTGAAGATATTTTCTTTTAAAATTTTCTACAAAAGCATCTGCTGTAAGATCAATATCACGGGTAGCAAAAAGATTTCTCGTTTTATGAGTTTGCTCACCTGTTTCTTCCATCCATTCATAGTAAGCTTTAACAAACTCAATAAACTGAGGACCTTCTTCACGATAGAAAGCAGGAAACTGTTGTTGTATAAATGTTGAAATGAAATCTGGTGTAGGTAACATTATGTTTTCGCTATATCATTCATTGTGATAGATATATCTGTTGATGCTATGATAAGGAATTTGTTTTTAATTGAATAGATATCATTTCCTTTTGTGATGCCATATATGTTAATATGATTGCCTGTATAGCTTTTAACAGTCGTAGTAAATAATACTTCTCCTGTATAATAATTTACAGAACCCACACTTGATGCTAAAATAGTTCTTGTACTTTTTCCTGCAATTACTTGATTTGTATATACATTCAATATACCTAATCCATCATCACCTACATAGGCAACATAATCTTGTCCGTCTATATGAGCATATGTAAAATAATCTGTTGATATAGATTGTTGGTGGCCTGAAGGGATAGAATACAAAACACTTTCATGGAATAATTCATTATCAAAACTAAATGTAATTGTTTCGGTTATTAAAGATTGAGGACTCCATCTTCTTATTAAATTTAAAGATGTTTCATTACTTACAATAGCAACGTCTGAATTATCAATATCTGATACTAACTTTGAATATCGTAAATCAGAACCAAATTCTGTTAAATTGACATTTCCATAATTTGTAATGGCACTTTGTACTAGAGCTTTAATTTGAGCAGAACTTTTAGATGTGAGCGAAGAATCATAGTTAATATTAGAAACGATATCTATATAGAAAAATTCAGGATCTACGATTATTGGTTCTGTTGTAAGGCTTTTTAATTTTAAATAATTAATAATATTAATTTTTAATGCATCAGAAATAAGACCCACTGTCCCATAAGGTTTTACAGAAATTGCTACTCTACCATACTGAGGAGGAAATAATTCTTCGCCTCCAAAAGCATTTACTGATTGCAATTGTGGAAATTTTGCTTTTGTTAAAGCAATATAATCTTGTGCTGTAACAGTTCTTCCCTGAGTCGGAAAATATCTAGGTGCATTGAATTTAATTGAATCTACAGATTCTCTGTCAGAACCTTCTGAAGAAGCTCTTACAGTTGAAACGGCAATATCAGTATAGGCATTATTATTAACATCATAGAATGCGCCACCTTTTTTGAAGATAAAAGATCCATTTCCTAGTTCGCCGATAGTGTCTCTATATTGAACTTTAATAATATTTCCATTAGTCAATCTTCTGCCTGTAACATCATTGCCAAATGTAATTTGATATTTAGTATCAGCATATCCTTGCATGAAATATACATTAGATGTTCCTGTCAATCCAAATAAAGATTCTGCCCCAATATAAAGATGAGAAGCTTGACTTATTGATGACTCATAGACATATACTGTTACAGAACGTGTATCGAGATTTTCTGACTGTAAAGTAAACGTATTTGTATTGCCGGCAACATTAAAGTATTCTGTTGCAATAGAACCTTCATAAATAGCAACATTTGCTGCAGAATAAACCCCGTTAATAGGTCTAACAATAATATCATTTGGGACTGTATAGTAAATTGTTGTGCCATTTAACTGTGTTGAAAATGGATAAAATTTAGGAATAGTAATATAATCTGGTGTGCGAGTTCCTGGATCAACTGCAATATTCACATATGCAACAGCAGATGTTTTAGAACGTGGAAGATAGTTTAATTCTTTAGAATGTGATACAGCAGATTCTCTTAACTGAGCTGTATCCAAAAACATTTCTGATCCTACCATGTTTAGGTAGAATGAATTGAGATATGTATTATACGAAAGAATATCCAACAACACATTGAAGTTTGATGCTTCGAAGTTATAATCTGCAAATTGATCTTGTGCCTGAAGATATGTAATCAAGTTAGACTTAATAGCAGTAAAGTCTAATTCTGTTGTTGATAAGAATCCTGTATTACTTGCCATTATTATCTTACTCTAGTTAACATCGTATTGAATGTAATTGGGTTAGGATTATTTATTGTTGAGAAGACCACAGTAATAGCATAAGCATTTTTATCTTCATAGGGAGTCACAACTACTCTAATTAAATTTGCTCTTGGTTCAAAGTTCTCAATTGAAATTTCAACTTGTTTTTGTATAATATAAGCAGTATGTTGTGTGATGTTTTCAAACAAGGAGGCACGAATACCGCCGCCAAAATATGGAGCAAAAGGACGCTCGCCAGGATCTGTAAACAAGATATTTTTTATAGCATTTTTAATTGAATCTGTATCTTCCAACACATAAAGATCTTTGCGAACCGGATGGGCGTCAAAGTTAATATAAAAATCTTTGTATCTAGGTGATTTGCGTTGGGTCTGTATTGTCATAATAGTATTTATAATGAAGAACAAGCTGATAAGAAATTAGGATTGTATTTTTGAACATCATTTCCAACACTAGATGCCATTTTCCAACCATCATTATGAACATCAATTGGGAAAGGACTTACTGTATCATTGACAAGAGCTGCACCCATTGCTGTCATAAACGGCAATGAATTATCAGAACGCCTTGATTCCATGGAATACGTTGTAGGAACATTCAAGATACTACATACTGTTGCTGTAATGCGTGCTACTTCTACTGCAAGAATACCAACTGATGGTGGTGTTTGTGTTCCTAATACAATGTTTGAAACCATGTTAAGCAATCCCGTAGATCCTTTCATTGATCCATAATTTTGCATCTGGAAAGATTGATTGCCCGAACCACAATTTTCTTTTGGATAAGCAGCAATACGTTTACAGAACATTTGATCTACTGCACCATGAGGTGCTGGGTGTTCGCCAAAGAATGCTTTGCCTGTATATCCTGGCGGCATCATCATAGGATTTTTATATAATACAGAAGGAGGAATTCTTTGTCCTAAAGTCAATTCTGTAATGATGCCAGAAGGTGAAGTTCCGCCAAGTTTTGTTGTTTGAATTGATGCTGCTGCACCAACATTTCCTACAGATTTAATGGCATTAATTGCACTCAATATTGAGGATGCAGCAGAAGCCATATCTAATGCTTTAAAAGCAATCTTAGACATTTGATTTCCAATATCACCTGTTTTGCCTGCCGTAGATGCTATATTAGTAATACCTGCTACTTGTGTTGAATGTCTAGACATATCACGAGTTAATCTTTCTAATCCGCCTAATGCCTGTAATATAGGTCCCATTGATGCAACACCCGATTTTTGTAGCATAGAATTAGTGCTAGATACCATAGAATTTAAATTTGTTGTTTGACCAGCAATCGTTTGTAATTGCGCCATTTGAATTAATTTTTGACCTTCAGTTAAAGAACTAAACGATGGACCGCCAAAGGTTGGCAATGAAGTTATTGCTGTAGTTAACCCAATCTGTTTTACTATATCAGTTACAAGATTTGTTGCCATATTTACAATAGGAAATTGGCCTAAAGGAAGATTCAACATCCTACCTGCAGCAGCTGCTAATTGAACTGCTTGTGCTACACCCATAACAGATGCATAAGGGCTAGAAAGATGATCAGCAGCAGATAATGCATTGAATTTAGTGCTATATTGCATATTGATTGATGCAACAGCATTTGCAAGATACCCAACACGATATAGATTAGGAGTAGATAATATCTCCATTGGAGATCTAATATAATTAGGATTACTTAATTGTGGTATACCAACAACAGTTGAAATATAGTAAAGATCATACGCATTATCTATTGTTACTAAGATATACAGAAATTCTTCAGCGACATCATATGGAACAACCCCAATAGATGCAATTTGAGCAGCTTTTTGTCTTAATAAAGATTTTTCATTATCATAAAGATAATAGTTGCTAACAATATGCCTACTACTTTTTTGTGACGAAGCACTAATTGCAGCAACAGATCTTGCAATACCTGTAACAGCTGCTGCAATACTTGTTACATTATCAAATGCTTTATTTTCATTAGTCATTGATTGATCGCCAAAGAAACCTTTTTCTTGAAGGATTCCTTTTTGTTTCATTGCAATCATATCAGGACTCATGGTTGTTTCGCCGCTAGTTCCTGAACCCTGAACATCTGCTTGTTGACCAGAAAATGCCTTATCAAAGTTTTCTTTTCTTTGTGCTTCTGTATCAATAGGTTTTTGTGGAATGCCGTCAGTATCAAATGCTTGAACTGTCTCCATTGGCGGCGCAGGTGTTCCTGGATTATCTTGAATTTCAATTGCTGGCGCAATAGGACCTAGTTCTACTTGTTTAAATTCAGTAGAAGCATTATAAGCATCAATTTCTGCTTGATTGATTAGTGCGTCTGTCATATTATGCAAATCCCATTTTCTTTAATCCTGCAACAGCAAAAGCTAATTGTAATCCGTCTGTTCTTCCATTACAATGAGGATCAGAACATGTCCATACTGTTCTAGCACCTTTTTGACCTTCAGGTGCTGCTTCAATATGCATATGCACCGTTCCTGCATTATTTGCTTCTAAAAATAAACGATCAAATGCAACATTATCTCTTACCCATGCTGCACACTCAGCTGTCTCAGCGAAGTTAAATGCTGCAGATGCCATATCAACTGCTTTACCCAAAAAGTGTCTTGAACCGCCAGTACCAATTCTAAGATGATCTGTAATACGTAATTTATTTCCAAATTTAGCAAGAATAGGATCAATAACATTGTAGGCAAGATGTGCAGAATTTTGAAGTATCTGTTGGCGAGACAATCCCATTTGAGTGACAGGACATCTTGCAAGACCGGGCAACATTCCAACAGTCACATTACGAGATATCTTGTCGCTTGCATTTTGTAGTGATGAAGGAAGCGGATAGGGATTTTTTTCACCGACTGCAGAAGACGTAACACCCTCATAAGATTGATTTGATGGTGTAGGAATTGCTCCTGAAGATTCACCCATCTTAGATGGTGAACCTGCTCCTTGATTTGGTTGAGCTCTTGCAAGAGCTTTTGGATTTGGTTGTCCACCTTCATTCTGATAGCGAGACATCTCTTTAGCATTCATTTTTGCAGCATTTGCTGGAAAATCGGGTGCTTCTACTTCAGTAGTCATACTGTTAATAATAGTTTTTGCATCAGGAAATTCTGCTTCTTTAGGAGAAAATATTGTAGGTGTTGCACGAGGATCTGTGATTTCAATCGGCAAAGGATATGCAGGTGTTGCTGTATCATATGCAGGTTCAGCAGCATCTG